CCAGACGAGCGTGTCGCTCTGGAAGGCGCAGGGGATGCCAACGGACTCGGTGGACGCGGCGAGGGCATGGCTGGCCGCGAACATTCGCCGCCGCAAGTCGGGCAAGGTGGCCGCGCCAACGACCAGCACCAACCCGGCGCTGGGCCCGAGGGCGCGACTCGACCGGGCGGCGGAGGGGGAGATTCGCCATTACGAATTGTGGAAGGCGGCAGCGAACTCGGAGGAGGCCAACAGCCGAACCGTGGCCGAACTGGCCGGCGCGTGGCGCGACAGCCGAAAGGCCGTGGCACAAGCCGAGCAGGAGTTGGGGCAATTCCTGTCCATGACCAAGGCGACACTCAACAAGGCGGAGACGGTGGCGGCGATCCGTGGGCTGATCTCGGCAATGGTGCAGGATTTTTCGACATTCCCGTGGGGAGAGCAGGCGACTTCGATGCTACGGAAGCACTTAGCGACCCTGCCGCCGTCCTTGTCGGAGGCGACCGCGAAGGGTTAGCCGAAGCGTGGGCCGCAGGGCACGAGGTAACGCTGACACCGCCGAAGCCAGGCGTGGTGGCGTGGGCCGAGTCAAATCTCAAGTTATCCGAGCGCATCACCAACAAGCCGGGGAGTTATCTGACCCAGCGCACTCCGTATGTCCGCGAAGTGTTGGAATGCTTTGCTGACGAGCGTGTGCGGCGGCTTGCCTTGGTGTGGGGCGCTCAGACCAGCAAGACCACGGCCATCATCGTGGGTATGGCCTACAAGTTGGACGTGGCCCCGTCTCCCTGCCTTTGGGTTATGCCGTCCACCCACTTGGCGCGGTCATTTTCCGAGACTCGCTGGATGCCGCTCATAGATCAAAACCCGACCTTGACGCGGCACAAGCAGGCCGACCCTGACAAGTATCGACTCCTTGAGCAGCACTTTGACCGCATGAGCGTGTGGTTCACGGGCAGCAACAGCCCGGCCTCGCTTTCCTCGCGCTCGATTGCCGCTCTGTGCATGGACGAATTGGACAAGTTCCCCGCCAAGGGCGGCAAAGAGTCCGCGCCGTTGCAACTTGCCGAGGCTCGCGTGGCGACTTACCCGAAACACATTATCGTAACGACCTCAACTCCGACCTACGAAGACGGGGCGATATGGACTGAATGGGTCAAGGGCGATCAACGCAAATACTTCGTGCCCTGCCTTGGCTGCGGCGAAGCGTGGGCCTTGGAATGGGAACACATCCGCTGGGACGAGACAGCCAAGCAAGACGAGGGCTGGGACATGACCAAGGTGGCCGACACGGCGCGCTGCGTTTGCCCTGCCTGCGGCCACGCGCACACGGAGAACGACAAGCCTTTGATGCTAGAGCGTGGGGAGTGGCGGGCGACAGAGCTTGCCGCCGAGCCAGGGCGGCGAAGCTATCACCTTTCTTCGCTCTATGCGCCTTGGCGCAAGTGGGCCGACTTGGCGGTCAAGTTCCTGCAAGACCGCGATGCGCCGGGAGGACTGCAAGACTTTAACAACCGCGAACTGGCCTTGCCGTGGAAACCTGACGGCGCGCTTATCACCACGCAGATGATCCGCGACCGCGTGGACGCCTCGCCTCGTTACACGATGGGGGCCGCGCCCGAAGGCAAGGTGATCGGGAGACTTATGTCCATCGACGTTCAGCAGACCGAGATGTGGTGGATCGTGCGCGAACTGCACGAGGACGGATCAAGCTACCTTCTCGACTACGGCGCAATGGTCGGATGGGACGGTATCATGGACAAGTTCAAGCACTACAAGTGCTATCGCGGCATTGTGGACGCGGGCTACGCGGCCAAGACCCCGGCGGGTGTATACGATTTCGTTGCCAAGTCGGGCGGTCTCTTTGTCGCGGCCAAGGGCCGAACCGTCAGCCAGGGATTGCGCGAGCCCTACAAGTTCCAGCAAATCGTGTCAGGTGGTGCAGTGCTATGGGCCGTGCAATTCGACGCGCACTTTTGGCAGGCAAGACTGTATCACGACATCCTGCGCGACGGGCGTGGTCGGTGGCACCTGCCGCGAGACATTGCAAAAGACTATGTTGGGCAGCTTCAAGGCGAGGCACTGATTGAGAAAGACGGCGAGGCAAAATGGCAAAGGCTGGGGCCGAACCACTTGGCCGACTGCGAAAAGATGGCCCTCGTGCTGGTTGATTCCATCATGGCGCAATGGCGCTCAACCAACCCCGCAACAGAGTAAAACCCAGATTTTCCTTGCCAACGCAAGCAGCTTGCGTAGGCTGGTGGCGTATGAGCAAATTCAACATCCTAGAGATCGCCGCCAATTTTAACGCGGCAACGGATTACGACATTGAGGCGGCACTTGCGCTGACCTCGACAATCCTTCGCCACGCGCACACGGTGCAGCTTGCCCGCATCAAAAACGCCGACCCGCAGCTAGAGCTTCCCATTGAGATTGGCAACGATGCGCCCTAACATTACTGGCGTGAAATGCCCGAACTGTAAGAAGCCCTTGCCAGCAAGCTATGTGGACACCCGCGCAGCCGGAAGTAAGGGCGGCAAAACAACAGGGGCGACAAAAGCTCGAACCAGTGAACAAGCCCGCGCTGCCGTAATGGCGCGGTGGGCCAAGCGCAAGAAGTCGGACTCTTGACACAGCCCGCGAGGGCATGACCGACGCGGCGATTCTCGCCTCATGCTTTAGCTCCGAGGAACTTTCCGACCTAAAGACGGCCTGCAAATCGCAGATCGTCGCGGGAGGCGCGTCACAGGCGTTCGTGGTGTCAAGCAGCGTGGGCGGGCGCTCCGTAACGCTTCAGCAAACCTACAACGCCTGGGAAATGCTCGGCCTCATCGAGACGGCCCTCGCCATCAACGCAGGCAAGATCGGCAACAACAGATGCAGCCGCGCTCAATACGGGGTCTACTGACATGGCAACACTGATCGACAAACTCGCCAAGCAATTCGGCTTTTCCCGCATGGTGGAAGCGGCCAACTGGCGACCCGAAGAGCGCGCATGGGTGCAGTCGCAGGCGCAGGACAGCAAGGTGGATATTTCCAACGGCGACCGTGTGCGCCTGCTCGGCCTTTCTCGCAAACTTTTTTACAACAACGCGATCGTCAGATCGGCCATCCGCGACAAGGCGACCTACTCGGTCGGCTCGGCCATCGCACCGCAGGCCAACAGCGGCGACCCCGCATGGGATGATGCCGCCGAAGCGTGGTGGCACAACTGGAGCAAGTCGCCCGAAATCAGCGAGCGGCACGATATGCGCCGGCTGCAAATGCTCGTTTCCGAGGCCATCGACCGCGACGGCGAAATCTTTTGCATCCTGACCAACAAGCGCGACGGGATGCCTGCCGTCCAAGTGGTCGAGTCGCACCGCGTAGCCAACCCGCCCGACAAGGCCGACCAGATCATTGACGGCGTAAGTCTCGACCGCTTTGCGCGTCCGCTCGCTTACCATGTGGTCGAGGGCGACACCTTCAGCCAGCGCACCAGCCGCCGCATCCAGGCGGATCTGATGCTCCACGTTTACGAGCCCGAACGCCCCGACCAAGTGCGCGGGTATCCTGCCGTGGCCGTGGCGCTCAACAACCTCCTCGACCGCGACGAACTCCTCCGCTTTGAGATGCAGGCCGCCAAAATCGGCAGCAGCATCGGCTTGGTAGTGCAGAACGCGCAGGGCGGGGTGGGGGCCGAAGGATTCTTTGTCGACTTGTCCAAGAGCACGGGCGAAAGCCTGACCCGCGAAACGGTTTTCGGCGGCGGCATGATCCCGCGCCTCAAGGCGACCGAGCGCATCGAGTCGTTTATGATGAACCGCCCCAACGAGAAGTTGGACGCGCACCTCGAGCAATACATCCGCGCCGCCGCCCTCGGCCTCGGCCTGCCTTACGAATTTATCTGGGACACATCCGCTGTTGGTGGCGTGGCCCAGCGTTTCATTATTCAAAAAGCCGCCCGCGCTTTTGCCGCCCGGCAGGACGTTCTTATCTCCTCCTTCCTTGGCAAGCTCTGGAACTACGCGATTGCCAACGCCATGCGCCGCCGCGAACTGCCGCAGAATCCCAACTGGCGCAGCGTTCACTGGCAGACCCCGCGCTCGATCACCGTGGACGTAGGCCGCGAAGCCGCCGCCCGCCGCGACGATGTGAAGGCCGGGCTTATGACCTTGGCCGACTTCTTTGGCGAGCAGGGGCTCGACTGGAAAACCGCCATGCAAGAAATCGCCGCCGAGCGTCAATTCGCCGCCGAGCTCGGCGTGGTA